ATTACAAGTCAAGATTTTGTAGGGTTAGAACCAACATCATACAATCAAAATTCATACACTATTTATTACGATAGTACACTTGTGCCATCTGATTATACAACAATAGAGTGGGAAAATAAAATAAAATCAATTGCCGATACAATTAACTTGGCAGGTTTACAATATAACATTGAATCATATTAAAATTAAAATACAATGAAATACGTTTTATCGGGTAATATAACAGCAAACGCTAAACAACCATTTATAAAAGCAACATTTGAACAATATCAAACTGCATTTACTGAAATGGGATTTATAATGTCATCAACATTTTTTGGTGAAAATACTGCAAGTCCATTTTTATTGTATGGTTGCAAATCAACATATAGTGGTGGTGTATTAACAATTACAGCAGGGGCAATATATTATGATGGGCAACTTTATTATGTAAAACCTTTTAGTTTAACAACAGGTTCAGTTCCTACTTTATATCCAGTTGCTTCAACAACTTATTCATCAAGCGACCCTATTTTATTTTCAGATGGTAACACTTACAATGTTCATGCAAATGTAGATTTGACATGGTCAACAACAATGGGTTTAATTGAAGTTAATTATAATACAATTTATAATACATTAAATATTTGTCGAGGTTGGCAAACTTATACATTGACTGTTTCAGATTTAACTCCACAAACGGGTACGGTAAGTTTAACTAATGCAACAAAAAAAGAATTAAACTATTTGGTTAATTTTCAAACAAAAACTATTAATATTGATATTAATATTCAAGGAGCAGAATTTTCTTCAAACAACATTAGTTATTTAGATGTTAGTTATCTTAATTTAAACATTGGTATTGTATCTGCAAGAACAAATGAATTTATGTCAACAGGTCAGTTTATAAATACAGGTAATCAATCTTCATATAATGCTTCTATGGTTATAAAAGCATTAACAGGAAATAAAACAATAAGATTATCTAAATTTAACGCAACTGATTTTGATACAGTAGGTACAGACAATTGTGGTTTTAGAGGTCAGATAACTATAAATCTTGCTTAAAAAGATTTAGGATATTTACGTTCATCGTTAGTCATACCATCATAAATTTTAATTAACTGCTGTATTTCAAAATCTTTCATATTAGAAAATATTTGTCTTATAGCAGTTTCAAGAACTTTAGATTTAGATGTTCTATGTACATAACAATAAGCAGTTAATAACTTGTTGTCAAGTGGTCGTAAATATGTGCTAATTTCTTTTTTAATCTTTGCCATTTTTTACTATATTATAATGTTTAACATCAAAAGTATAAATAATTTCGTTATATGGTATTAAAATATACAATAGACCCAAGCGTTGATGAACCTATAATGCTTATAGACAAGCACATAGGTTTTGATAGTGAAGATGGTAATGGTGTTAATGGTTCTGAATTTGCTCGTGAATTACTTTATTTAGATTCATTGGGCAAAAAATCTATTCAGATTCGCATTAATTCTGTTGGTGGTTCAGTAATGGATGGGATGAGTATTTATAATGCTATCTTAAAAACAAATGCTAAAGTTGACACAGTAAACGTAGGTATTGCAGCAAGTATTGCAGCAGTAATATTCCAAGCAGGAAGAAAACGTATAATGTCTGATTATGCTTTATTAATGATTCACAATCCTATGGGTGGTGATAAAAAGGTTCTTAAAATAATGAAAGAATCTTTAATTACTATGTTGACAAGAAAATCCAATAAAAGTGAAACAGAGATTTCAAAGTTAATGGATGCTACAACATGGTTTACAGCGACAGAATGTTTGACTAATGGTTTATGTGATGAGATTGAAGAATCATTATCACTAAACAAACCACGAATCAAATCCGAAGATGTTAGGAACGCTTATAAAGAAGCAACACTAATAATAAATAGTTTTAATAATAATCAAAACACAGGTAAAATGTTAACAGTAACAAACAAACTTGGTCTTGAAGAAAATGCAACCGAAGAAGTGATTTTGAACGCAATCGAAAGCATAGAAAATAAAGGTAAAAACAGCCTTGACGCTATGAAAGAAAAATGTGCAAAATTAGAAGCGGATTTAGCAGAAGCAAGACAAAAAGTTGCCGAAATGGAAAAAGCTAAAAATGAAGCTGACGAGGAGGCAAAAATGAAAGCAGAGGAAGATTGCAAAAACAAAGCAACTGAACTCATTACCAATGCTGTAAAATTGGGTAAAATTGCTAACAAAACAGAAGTTGTTGAAACATGGACAAATTTGGCTATTGCTGACTTTGATTCTGCATCTACAATGATTGATGGATTGGCAGTAAACAAAAGTGGTAAAACACTTGAAGTAGAAAATTTAGATGACTCTGCTCTAACATCGGGAGTAGCATCTGCAATGATTGAATTAAGAAACAAATTAGAATTATAACAAGATGAGTGAAGCGTTAAATATACAAGACACCTCCTGGTCAGGACCAGCAGCGTCTTACATGATTACAAGAGCCGTAGTAGGTGCGGACACTATTGAAAAAGGTGCTATCTATGTAGAAGATGGTATCAGAAAGAAAAAAACAATTCCACGTGTTGAAGTATCTAACTTTATGCAACGCCGTCAAGCAACTCCTACATCTCAAGGAACAGTAGCAGTTGATGGTGCAGTTATCGAGCCTAAAGACTTGATGTTGTATTACGAAGTTAACCCACGTGATTTTGAAGCACATTTCTATGCAGAAAAACTACAACCTAAATTGTTAGGTCGTGAGTTGCCTGTAACAGCAGAAAACTTTATCATGATGCAAACAATGAAACGTTTGAATGAGTTTTTTGAAAACGCAATTTGGAAATCTCGTGTTCAATATGACCCACAAGGTTCAGCAGTTGATCCAACTTCTAAAGGTGCTGCTGCTTCTGATGCTTCTTACTTTTACTTTGATGTATTAGTTAAAAAAGCGTTGGATAATGGTGCAGTTCCTGTAACTTCTCCTGTTTCTTTGACATCTGCTAACATTCGTGATAAATGGTCTTTGGCAATGGATTTAGTTCCTAAAGCGTTACTATTCAAATATGGTAAAGGTGGTTTGAAATATTTAGTTTCTTACGCTGACCAATTGAAATATGAAGAAGCATTGAGAACTGATAGTTACAAAAACATCCGTTCAGACGAGGCTGCTTACACAAAATATCGTGGATATGATGTTGTACCATGTGCAGGTATTCCTGAAAACACATTCTTCCTTTGTATTGCTAAACCAGATATTGATTCAAACCTTTGGTTGGGTATCAACTCAACAGAAGATAATCAACTTCAATTACAACGTTTACAAAACAATTCAGAATTGTTCTTCGTTAAAGGATTGTTCAAAATGGACACTCAAATTGGATTTACAGACCAATTAGTAATTTATAGTACAATTACTGCTTAATTAATTAATAATAACGGGGAGGGCAACCTCCCTCATTTAAAACATATAAAAAAATGGCAAGATTTGGAATATTACCGAATGAAGATAACACAGGTCGTGTTATAACAAATGATTATAAAGAGCCTTCTTATATTGCTACTTTGTCAATCACACCTAACGCTTCAAAAACATTTGTTAGTCCTGCTACATTGACAGGTGCAATGACTGTTAACTGTGTTGATACATTGTGTCAGAAATATGATGAATTAGTATTTATGTTTGCATCTGATGCTACTAACCGAATTGTAACATTTGGTACTAATTTTAAAAGTGCAGGTACTATTACAGTAACAGCAAGTAAAACTGCAACTGTTGCTTTTACATATAATGGAACAGATTTTATTGAAGCAGGTAGAACTGTAACTGCATAATTCTTTGACTTATGGAGGAATTAATAGGATTTTTAAATGAATTTACTCACGTTGAAGTTATTTATTTTGTAGAGGACAAATGGTACATCCATACACCGACAGCAGAATACACAACTAAAACAAGAAATGAAATTCTGACACCAAAAAAGGCAAGTGCTAAAGACAAGGCACAAGAAAATTAATAACTTAAGAGCCTTGTTGTAATTGACAAGGCTTTTTTAATAACTTTAAAAATGAGTTTACCAAATATTACGTTTAATTACGGACAAGGTGGATTAGGTCGAGCATTGCCTGGTAATGATTACATTTCAGGAATGATGTTTGTAAATTCATCTTTGCCATCGGGGTTTTCGTCAACATCGAGAATCAAGAAGATTTTTTCATTATCTGATGCCGTTGCATTGGGTATTAATAACTTATATTCAGACGAAACTAAAGCAACATTTACATATACTGTAACTAACAAAGGTGCAGTAGGTGATATTGTTAAAGTTGTTTATACTGATTATAGTGGTACTGCAATTACATTGTGTGAATACACTTTAGTTTCTGCTGATGTTGCAACAACTACAACTGCTGCTACTGCTGTTACTGCTGCTATTAACGCATTAACAAATACACATGGTTTTAGTGCTACTTCTTCATCTGCTGTTATAACTATAACAACTAAAGTAGGAGAAGGTATTTTTCCAAATACAGGAACACCTTATTCAATAACAATTACAGGTACATTTGCTGCTACAATTGCACAAGCAGTAGTTAGTGGTGTTGCTTCTAAAAGAATTATTGAATACTATCATGTATCTGAATTTTTTAGATTACAACCACAAGGAGTATTGTATGTTGCATACTACGGAACTTACTCTGCCTCAAATGTTGCATTAGTAAGAGATTTTGCTAATGGAGAGATT